GAACATGAGGGTGTTCTCTCGTAGTTAAGTAGACTTCTAACGTGCTTTCTACTTGTGTATTCGTTAAAGTCTCTCCACCCTAATGTAGATATAAAATCTATAATTTCTTCGGTAATATCATTCTTTTGTTTTACCGTTAATGTAGAAGGGGGTGCAAACCACCTAAGATTCTCATACAGATGTTGAGCCAATGCTATTCTAACTTCATGTCTAGGATTCTCATGCCTCATAGCATTATCTATACACGGTGGAATAGGTATCTGACTAGCAGAAGTTATTGTTCCGTCAAAACTACCCGTAACAGGTAAGTATTCTACTTGTAAAGGATTATTAGCAATCCATTTTATGATACTAAAGTTTGATTGATTTTCTTTTCCCTTAAATGGGTCATTAATTTTTAATGAAGGGCTAGGCCTTTCCGGTATCTTATATCCCAAAGGGTCTGCTTTGAAAGCATCTAAGTCTACATTAACAGCCCACTTCTTTCTAGTAGTGTTATATGTATCAGGTATGCGTGTAAGTTTAAGGGGATGACCAACACCATCTAGTGTTTTTAGCCCCTTAGCCACCTCTCTCTCGTATCTATCAACGTGCTTGGCTATGGTTGTACCTATAACATCCTTATCGAACATCTGATGGATATGAAATCCTCTACCCGTAAAGACTAACCTTACATCTCCCTTAAGTCTATTTAGTAAAACCGCTACATCTCTTTTTACATCATCGAGAGTCCCACCCTCTACAATATCAAAATCCCACCATGCTCTATCCATAATAACTGTCTCAGAATCTACCTTCCAAGACATATTAGGGTGCATCTGCTGAAAACTATACAAAGAGGTATAGCAAGAGGATTTACCATTAATACTTTTAACGTAATTATCATATTCCTCTTGAGATTTACAAATCTTACGCCGTAAGCCAATCTCTCTAGGAAAACTAAGCATAAAATCACTCTTCTTTCTTTTGTTTATTACCACATTTACAAGTAATTACGGTAATTTCTTCGGGGTCTGCCCCTTCTTCACCTGTTACTCTCCACATCAAATCTGAGTCTACCCAAGTATCACTACCACAAGACGCACATACATTAATTCTATTCATTCCATTCACCTAATCCATTATCAACAAACCCTGTCATCTCGGACTCACAATTCATATTAAACTCACACCATAAAGGGCAAAAATAGTCGTTCCAATTCATAGGGTACTGTTGGATTACTAGCGACTCGATAGTGCTACTTAATGATTCCGAGAAAGCATTTATACTTCGCTTGTTTATCTTCTCAAGAATAGCAATACCACGTTCAGCACCCAACCATAAACTTTTACCTCTCTTGTTACCTTCTAGTAATAACTTATCGTTACCATCTTCGGGTATCTCGTAGTCGGGGGAGATATACATAAAGTGTGTTATAGGTTCATCATACCCTAGTTTATTTAAAAGCCTAGAGTAGTAGACTAATTCCTTCCTAGTCCTACCTAGTTTACCCATATTCATTTTACCTGTTTTCAATTCCATCAGAATTAAACCACCATCGGGATGTCTAATAACACCGTCAATCATACCAACCCAAATAATATTGTAGCCGTTGTATTCTTCTGCTACTTGATGCTTAACTTCTGCTTCTACTATCTCAAAGCCGCCCATGTCATGTGCTATCTGATGTAATAACATATTGAGGCTATCTACCCCTACGTCATCAGCCACACCTTCTTCTATGGCGGCACTCATTATTTTATCCGAGCCTTCTAGTAGACCTATCTCCATCACTTTGTGTATCTTACCACCACGAATGGCGGCCTCACTAGGTGGCGGGCTAGGTATATCTGCTATATATCGCCAATAAAATTGTCTAGGACACATATTGTATGTCATATAAGATGACTTACTTATCCTCAACCACCTTTTTTCCGTAGGTCGGTAAGACGAATTACTAATTTGCTCTTGTGTAGCCTTCATATAATCACTCTTCTTCTGTTGTTCCATTATCCCAATCATCAACAGTAGTTTGTGAAACATCAATAACTAAATCACCACCGCACATAGGGCAGGTTTTTTCTACAGGTAATTGAGACAATAATGGCCTCATAACTTCTTCATCACATTCCGAACAAGACAAAGTATCTGTTTTACCTAAGTCTTGTAGTAGTGCAAAGAACATCGTTTGTAGTTTTGCATAATCAAAACTCACCTGTTCAAAGGCATTTACCACACCTTTTGTTAGGTGTTCTTGCTTATCTTGTAACTCTCTTATATCGCTTGCGTTAGACATATTATTCTCTCCTTTTCTTTCGGTTATATAGTTATCTACAACCATTTCATCCCACTCATACCCTGTAAAGAGTTCTGTATAGGTTGAATATCCCATTGGGCTAAATTGTAATAAGGCTCTATTTTATTTAAGATGAATCTTTGTGCAAGAATCTTATTACCTATTTTTGTAACACCGTCTATATCAGACGGGTCATCGAATGCTATGTATTTACCATTTTCATTTATGGTAACTTTAAAGAATGAGCCTTTTCTATATCCTTTACCTAGAAACTCATTAGCCCAAGCCGCACCTGCTGATGAGCCGGACAATACCTTATAATCACTAAGGTTTCTTTCTAATTTACCCTTCATACACAAATCAGAAGGGTTTACTTTACCCTTAACTACATCATCAACAAGTGAAGATATACTTTGGGTTATTTCTTTTTGGTCTGTGCCGTCTAGTATGCCGTCAATAACTGTATTCATACATAACTTCATTACACTAGGCATTCTTGATTGCTTTAATTCTATACCCTTAACATAAGTTTTAGGTTCATGGTAAGAGCCGTCAGTCCAAGTTACTTTTCCGGCATATCTATTCTTAGCCATAATCAACATACTAGGACACCACTTCTCAAACTCGGTTTCTATTGGAGACATTTCTTCATTGATTAAGTTTAGTGCTTTTAGTCCATCTTCGGGGTTATCTATATTACAGAATATAGAATCTGTATGTCCATAGTAAACTTTGAACCCCGCATCTTCGGCGTGATACATTAATTCCTCAAGTGTTTTTCTTGATGTGTATGTGATAGCAGACGCTACTTCGGGATGATAAAAACCATATTTAGAATCACCTGCTACACCATACATAGATGCTACTAATGACTTACAAGCAAACTGCATAATATCCCACTTGTTCTTTTGTTCTACTGTATCACTCATCATCATTTTAAGTTTGTTTTCGTTACGGAGATATGTCATATCATCCATTAATCTACAAAGTAAGCCTTTTTCTTTTACGTTAAACTTACTACCGTTACCACAATCTTCTCCTTCTGAATCTATTGTGTCCCAAGATATACCGTATTTGTGTACGTTGCTGTGATACATAGCCTTTATATCTAAGATACCTACGTTTTCATAGACACCTGTTTCGGGTTCTAATACGTTAGCCCCCTCATAAGATGTGTGAGGAAACTGTGGTTGTGTAGGTATTCTTCTATCAAACTTTTCATCCTTCAATGCTAGACTTGTAAACATCTTAGTAATAAATGGTGTAGAGCGTAAATCACATTGAACAACGTGCTGTAAAGCAGTATAGTAATCCAAAGCATTTACTTTTGAGTCAAGTCTAGGTAATAATCTTACGTCTTGTCTACAATAATGCACATACAAAGGAAGGTCGGAATAATAAGTATCGTGTCCATCGGGTAACTCTACTTTCTTTTCCCCTAAAACCTCTTTAGCAACATCGTCTAACTTGTAAGATGGTAATTTACCGTTTTTCAATTCCCATATTTTAGAGAATGCTATCATTAAATCAATACAGTTTCTACCGACGATAGGTTGTTCCCAATCACCAAACTTATACCTAATTCTACGCATAGGTGATAATGTAGCAGGGTTAAGACCACACGCCCTACATCTTTCTACTATAGTTTTTACGTCTGCACCTACCACGTACCACCCTGTGATAATATCGGGGTCTTGTTTCTTCATGTGCCGTAAGAAATGAATAAGCATATCCCTTTCAGTAGCAAATCCGAGAGCAGGTGTTGGGTACTCGTAATCACCGTATGTGTCATACCTCTTAGGCTCGCCATCAGCCAAACCTTCTTCTTTAATAGAAGGGCATACAAACCAAACGTATTCATTTTCGGTAAAATTATCATAGACTACTATCACTCTCATTTGGCTTGTTGCGGGCGACCATTCACAATCTAAATACCATGTTCGATGCTTGTAATTATCAAACGGTTTAGTATCACTTTCCTTTAGCCTATCTATAAGTACACGATTGACATAAGGTACATTTGCTTCCCATGTTGTCCCGTAATAAGATAGGTTTCTTAATTCTGAACTATGCGAAACAACAATCTTAGTTAAATGTTCCCCATAAAGACCTGTATAGCCATCTTCTTTTCTTATGCAATCTTCTACATAAGGGGCATTATCAGTCTCAATAAAACAATACGGGTAGTGGCCTTTGATAGACTCGGTTTTTCTATTTCCTTTGTCATCTCGATACCTTACTAAGACTTCTCTACCTTTGCCTTGCTCTACTATCATAACTATTCCACCTAATCTTACGGTTATAATCTTTTAATTCCATCCAACATTTCTTGTGCAGTCTACGTGTACCCCAATCATTGTGTGTAGCCTTACCGTTTTTACGGGAAGTACCAATAGCCACTAAAGGCTTACCACAATGTTCGCAATCACTCATGGTTTCTACCCCTACTTCTAGTAGGTATATCGTGTTTATTTAGCCATTGATTAATAGCGGCAGGTGTAAGACCGAATTGGTCTGCTATGTCTGCCATACTTCTTTCCATCTCCACGTATTGTTTGTTCAACCATATTTCATCTCTATAAAGTGGGTCTAATTCCTGTCTTACTTTTATAGATGCTACAAAGTTTTCACCATGTATTCCCGTAAATGTAAAGGTTGCTAATCCACCACCCATAGGGGTAGGTACTACAAAATCCTTTATTGTATAGAAAGTAGGGTTATCTACATTCATATCTGTTGGCGTTGCTTTTACTTCACTGTTAATTATCATATATATTCATCTCCTAGTAGTGCTGATTGGAAAACAAAGTCGCCATCACCTAAAGTTATAAGTAATTTAACACCTGCTTTCCATTGTGTGAAATCAAAAAAGTATAAGTTTATTTTACCGTTAATGTTAGCAAATAGATTATTGAATCCACCTTGATAGGTAGCCATGAAAGGCCATTGGGTACTTCTCCTATCTAACTCATATTCTGTTCTACCTTTTAGTTCCTTACCAACGACTACACTAAGTCCGTTTTCATCTCCCTTAAAAGTGAATATGTTTAATTTTTGTCCGTTCATTTCATCACATCTAACTGCTTCAAACAAGCGTACTGCATCTACTGATTCCCAAGAACAAGCAGGTTGTAAGATAGTACCATCATTCATAGTATATCCTATTTCATTACCAACATTTAGTTTTGCGGCAAATGTTATTGATGTGTTAGACCACTCATTTAATGTGGTAGGGCTATGTGGGAATGCCAAAGCGTTCTCAGAAGCAGTAAGCGTTGTTTGCTTGTACTTAGACTTTAGTTTTAACTTATCATTACCATAAGTTAAGGTCAAAGCATTTCCATGATACTTTAGTATTCCCAACATAGTCTCTATGTCGCTAACAGGTATTTTAGTTTCTCCTGTAGAGGGTATCGAAAAGATACCTACAGAAGATACACCATCCTTAGTGAGTGAACAAGTAGACATTCTACCACCAACAGCATTCAACATACAGGCCGAAACCTGCGGAATACTTTTACCGGAAATAGTTTGTCTACGTTGTGTGCATTTTAGCAACCATATCAATGATTGTGTGTCTACTACAGACTGCATATTAGTGCCTCACTCATTTACGAAAGGTAGTCCTGTCCATTCTACCTTACCGTCTTTTATTGATAGAATAGTATGGGTTGTCCCTACATATTCCATGTGTTTACCTTTCATTTCCTCAACAGTCCCACGAATAGCCCACTCACCATCGGCAAGTTTCTTATCACCTTTGACACCTGCGGCAATATCTGCTTTCTTCATGTATCTATTTAGGAATATTTGTTGTGAGAACTTACGCATAGTGCCTTTGTCCCAATCGGGTCTATCACCGACTGTCATTAATACTTTCTTACCTGTGCCGTCATCCATATACTGCTGTACAGGCTTTAGGTGGAAGGTAAAGAATACTTTGGGTACAGGCAAAGCGTGAATCCTAGTCAGAACATTTCTATTCATGCGGTTACGCTCTCTCCATTCTTTTTGGTTAAAAGTACCATCTTCTGTTTCAATGATACCACGACTTAGTAGTGATGCCCTCATAGCGTGTTCACACCATTTAAGGAATGTAGAACCACCATCAAATATTACGCCCGCCCAATCATCGGGGTTAGTCGCTACCTCTTCTGCTAGAATATTGACAAACCAATTAGTCTTATCTACTAATGCTTTGTAATCTACATTGTTTTCTGCGTCAAAGATAGAGTCATCTGTTTCATCGTGTAGTGGTATTACCATAATGTTTTCTGCATCGGGATAGATATAATCTACGGTAGACTTTGCTGAATTATCTACATCAAATACTGCTACCTTTTTACCTGCTTTAATTTCTGCATCCATCATAGATAATGCTAGTCCTGTCTTAGCGGTGTTTTCCCAACCTACCAATCCCATACGCAAATCAACAGATTGTGATTTGTTGTTCTTAAACATATTACGGTAGTATTCCTCGTTATACACCACGCCTTGTGGTGCTTCTGTCGTCTTAGTCGTTTGTGGTGCTTGTGTTCCCCATGTCATATTAATACCTCATTTTCTTACGGTTATATAGTTTACTCTTGTGGTGCTATTATAGCACAATCAGTAGTAAGTAGTAGTATAGCGATAGAGAAAGCGGATTCGACAGCGTTAATAGTTACACCAACAGGGTCAATAATACCATTGAATCTTAAGTTTTCATATTTTCTTGAAACTGCGTTCCAACCTACATCTTTTGATTGAGCGTAAGCAAGATTTGAAGTAGGCTTACCACTATTAGATAAAATCTGTTTGATAGGTGCTAGGATTGCATCAAAATACTTTACGCCATCTAACTCATCAACAGTCTGATGTTTCCACCAAATATCCTTAAGTGCTACACCACCACCACTTACTATCCCTTGCTTTCTAGCAAGAGTAGCGGCATTGACAGCATCGTCTACACGTTCTCTACGTTCCCTTTGTTCTATATCAGTAATTCCACCTACCTTAATAGATGCGATACCCGAAGTAAGTCTAGCAATCCTATTCTCTACTATCTCTCGCTCAAAATCTGTTTCTACTTGAGTTAGTATTGAGGTAAGATTACCTATGTAATCCTCGTCTACCCCATCCTTAATGAATGTAGATGCAGTAGAAGTTATCTCTACTTTATCACACATACCTAACTCATGTTCTTTTACGGTAATAATACTGTCAAATGAATTGAATACTTTACCACCACATTTTGCTTCTATATCTTGAAGCCAATGGTCTTGAGTATCACCAAAACCTGCCGTCTTAATTATACAGACATTTAATTTACCTTGCATAATATTAACGAGTAAGTTAGGTAGTATGCTTGGGTTGTAATCATGACAAACTATCACTAAAGGCTTACCTGCTTTCATAGATAATTCTAGTGCAGGGACTATATGGTTAAAGGTATCTATTTTCTCTTGCGTTAAAAGTATAGAGGCATTATCGTAAATACACTTTTCTCTATCTGCATTAGCCATTAGTTTGTTTACATACCCACTATCCATAACAAGTCCTTCGGTCAAAGACCATGTAGTAGTGTTATCGGAATTGCTTTCTATTATCACATTACCCTCTTGGCCTACAGCCAAAAGTGCTTCGTGTATCAAACTACCTAACTCTAAATCATTATTAGCCGCTACAATACATACATCTAGTAAGTCATCGTCATTAACATCAGTAGCCATGTCTTTTAATTTATCTACTATAAACTTACACATATTACTAAGACTTTCTTTTATCTTAATATTATCTGTATCATCATCAGCCATTGTATTACATAATGCCTGTGCTAAGATAGTAGCAGTAGTAGTGCCGTCGCCCGATTTACTTTGTGCTTCGTGAGCCACCTCTTGCATTAGATTGATTCCCATTTGCACGTAAGGGTCGGGGTCGGTAATAGACTTAGTAATAGATACACCATCATTAAGAATTAAAGGTAGTCCCGCAGGGTTCTGTATTATTACAGTTCCCGCATTCGCACCTAGTGTGCCTTTGATTGCATCAGCGACTTTGTTTACCCCTAAGAGTAATTTGTCTCTTGCTTCTTCTCCATGTAATATATTTTCCATATTTATACCTCAATAATATCCTAGTATATGTTCCCAATGTATAGCACTAACTTCGTTATCGAAGGGAATAATCTTTGCTTCATCCACCAAGACGGAATAGCCCTCTTCTATTTCAAGAGGGACTAAACCGCCTACGGATAGGACTTGTAGATGGCCTTCAAGAATGAGTCCACCGACAGTTTCCTGTATGGTGTTATGGAGAAAGACGTAATGACCTAAAGCCTTCACTCATCCCACCCGTCGTCGGTAGAAACTACTTCATCCATGACTGCTATTCTGTCAAAGGCATACCAACCGGAGATAGACATTCTGTCCTCTCCTTCTTTTGTTCGCCATGCCTGTCCGTGAAGTAGCACTTTAGTACCGACTGCGAAGTCCACAAGTGAATCTTGTTCACTTGGAATATAAACATCTACGGTTGCGGCCGTAGAAGAAATGTCTAAATCAGCACATACTAAAACATATCCGCCATTATCTCTAGGGTCTATGTGTATAACTTCTGCTACAGTAGCGAGGGTTCTATCCCACCAACCTGCATTTCCGTTATGGGTGTCATAGTATTGACCTAGTTTATCTAAGCCCGAAATCATATTCTCTTGTCCGATAATCTGTGGGACAAGTGTCAATGGGTCTGCTGAAAATATACTTGCTAATGAAGGGTCTGCTTCAAAGATTGATACACCATCTTTAGCGTATGCTGTAGTCCCGTTAGCCGCAGGTCTAGCCGCAATAGTCCCTGTTGTAAAGGTAGGGTACTGAACATCTGCACCCTTTTGTGTTGCTTTGATGTTGATTACTTTTACCTCATCATTACTTCCATGAACACGGCCTAAGAACATAGATGTTCTTTCCCTCTCATCTTGAGGTCTAGGTCGGCCATACTTAAAGTTAGCATCACCGGATGGGAAAGTCTTGTTATTCTTATCCCATACTACGAAGAAGTGTGTATTCTCATCTAACTTCTGAGTATGCTTAGGTAATTCTGTAACATCAGCAGATTCTACACCGTAGAAATCTTCTCTAGCGTGTCTTGTATAAGTCCCATCGTGGTTATTTTCAAAGAGAACAACCGCACCGGATTCAACCAATACGTTTCGCACATCTTCTGTCGCAGTTTTTAATTGGCCGGACATTTTATTGTATAGTATTTTACCCCATTCTTTAGGACGTGGAACGGCAATAAACATACCTTCATACTTTGTTGCACCGGAACGAGATAGTCTCGCATTATCTGTGCTAATCATTCTTGCCGCTACTCTTAACGCAAGAATACCGCAGTCGTCGTCAGACTTACCTGCGTTTTTCCAAGCCGCACCCTGTTCTAGTAAGACTGATTGAGCCTTACTACGCAGGGTATCTGCGGCCACATTCACTGTTTTTGCTACATTATTTATCATCGTTTCATCCATATTGGCTTCCTCTTGTTGTAATTCTAGTCCGGTTTTCTTACGGATATAAAGTTTTTGTATATCCTTCCATACACAAACGGACAAAGTTTGCTATGGCTATATTTTCCTCGACACCGTGTATCAAATCCCTTTCGGTTATTGATGCGGCATCTACGATACGCATTATACTATCTACTTTTGCGGTAGATGTAATAGCATAGTCGAATACTGTTTTTACCACTTCTCTAGGTGGTATTCCGTATGTTTCTTTTAAGGCTAAATTATAATCATTCTCACGGAAACATAACGTGAGAAAGTGTTTAGCGTCAAGACCCTGTGAAACAAGGCCGTTGATGAACCCTTCCGGTTCGGGGTGAACAGAAAATGCCTGTAAAGCATTGATACTATTCCTTAAGTCTCCTTCGTGTGCATCAGCAATCAGATTTAATTGCCCTTCTGTAACAATAGTCCCTGTTTTACCTGCTATCATAGATAGTCTCTTTACTATATCATCCTTAGAGATAGGATTAAACTTCAAAACCCTACACCTAGATTGTAACCACTTACTAACTTTACTTAAATCATTACAAGTAAGGATAAAGTAACCTTGTGAGTTTTCTATAACACCTTTTAATGCTGATTGTGCGGCAGGTGTTAATTGGTCTGCCTCATCGAGTAAAAAGAATTGATTTGGGTTGCCTGTCCTAGACATAGGTAGTAACTCTTCTTCTACGAAGTCAATACCCCTAGTCTTTTTGCTACTAGCATTGAACACATGGATAGGCCACTCTAATTCTTTAGCCATAGCCAAAGCAAGACTTGTTTTACCCGTTCCCGCTTGAGGACTGTAAAAGATAAAGTGCTGTAAAGAAGTTACCTCATTAATAACTTCATTCTGACCGACTATCTCACCGAGAGCAGGTCTATATTTAGTAGCCCATATTGTCATATTACTTTCTCCTTAATTTTTTATTGGCTTATCCGACTTGTTAATGCTCTATTTATTATCAGAAATCTCACTTAAGTGAGCCTCACTCTATCTGTGCATATCGGTTACGGTTTTGGGCTACCACCTGTTTAGGTAGCCTCGCCAACTTGAGATTTAATAAAGACCCATAGTTCCGTTTAATGCTGTTTGCATTCCACATATTCTACAAGTACAATATACTAACATTCTTTCTCCCCTCATACTACCTTTAAGTCTAACAAAGTCAAACTCATGGTGGTTAGGGTCGCAGTCTGTTTCTCCCATATTAATACCTTATTTTTCTACGGTTATATACTTTATGTTCTGTGTCTTAAGCGTCATATTTACACCTGTCTCTCGTAAATCAATGCTTCTGCTGATTGGAATAAACTCATAATTTCTGCGTGTGCAGGTCTGAAACCTAATTGGCCGCCTGTTCTCGCTTCTGCTTCTAGGGATAAAAGTAATCCTACCATTATACCCTTTAGATATTCTGTACTTACTTTTTCGGGAAGAGTAGTAATCATATCATCTATTACTTCGTCATCCCCTAATTCGTAATCTACATCAGTAGCGAGACAAAGTACAAATCTCATGTATTGGGCCTCGGACATATTCTGTGCAGTTAATATTTGTCCCAAATCTATTGGTTTTTCTGCATTAAATACACTTGCTATTATAGTGGATAAGTCATCCATTTCTATTCCCTGCATAATCCTACCCCTTAGTGCTTTATTGTTCTTTTCTTATACAGTGTAGACATCTAGTTTCATTTACCGGAAATATTCTTATCTTCCCACAAGAACATTGTTGTGCCTCTTGCATTTGAGCCGGTGTCATAACAGTCGGACTTCTAGTAAGCATAATATCTTCCTTTGATTTAATGACCTTTCTATTAATGTCATATACTAAATGATTTGCTGATGTACCTATTGCATTTTCTACTTTAGTAGAACCTACCTGTACAATCTGTGGATTCTTACTCAATAAAGCCGAAAGACTGTGTGGAGAAGGTACTGTCCTAATGTTTTTCGTTTTACTTAACATAGCGGCCATCCCCTCTTTAGTCATAGAGCCATATTCCCACAAAATGTCCACGATAATACGCCTAACTCTTTTGTTATTAGCACTCATGTATAAATGTAAGCCTCATAGTGCTTATAAATCATTCCCCATGCTTTGAAACATAGCGGCCATCATGTATGAATCTCCGTGTGATATTCCCTCACAATCATTAGCCACTAAATCTACTTCTTTTTCTTTTATTCCACTTAACCTAGTCTCTATACTAAGTTTAACGTAAGGTTCTGTTAATGCTTTACCTATCACTTCTGCCATCATTCCCAATAAAATTAAACTCATAACCACTCACTAACCAAACCCTTAGACTTCTTCATACCTTTAGGTACGCTTCCGCCTTGTTCCTTAATACGATTACTTACGGTTATAGAGTTTTTTACTATGACCTCTATATGCTTATCACTTGAACGACAATGTTCATGTGTATATTCTTGCTTCTTTTTTTTAGGGAACTTAGTTTTCTTATGAGCAGGTTCTATACCATAAACCATTATGGCTCTAACATACTTTTCCGGTAAAAACATAGCAGTTTTGGCTAATTTACGCCATATTGTTATGTCTACGTCATTTTCTTTCAAGAATGCTTTAGCCAAAGGTAAAGGTGTTTTACTAAATACTGCATTGACTCTTCTTCTATCTTTCCATGACAATAAAGCATTGATAGGTGAGTAGTGGTTAGTTTTACCCTTAATCTTAAGAGAGTCAGATATGATTACATAATCCTCACTCTTAGTAGTAATTTTTGGTGGCTTATCACAACAAACCACAAGTCGGTTTGCTATCATAGGCAACCATTCCAATACATCCTTTTCCTTAAACTTATTACTACGGAGAATGTAAGTAGTGTCTTTATCAGTAGGTGGTGTATCAATTTCTCCTATCATCATAATGTATTTAGATTCCATAAACTTACTATCGTCATCTGTAAATATCACTATACCCATACGCCCACCACAATTTTTTTCCACATATTTTTTTGAAACTGAACTATATAAAGTTAGAATGGGTCATGCCCATAGACGTAAGTCTGAACACGTTCCATTTGCCCTGCGGTTAGACCCCAAACATCCATTATAGAAGTCTTAGTTACTCTATAATCTGCGTGATACCATTCTATTCCGTTGTGAGTTATATTTGCCGTAAGATTATCTTCTTTCATGGCTTCAACCAAATTAGGTAAATCCTTTTCATAGATTGCTCTATTTATAAGAGTCTTGATAGAATCAGACCGCCATTTCTTAGTCATTAATAATCACCGAAGGTTCTTTTAGTAGAGCCATTTTCAATTCTACTTGGTCTAGTAACTGTGGGTGAGAACCTAATACATCTATTAGTATTCTTGACATATCATTGACCTGTGCTTGAGCCAACATTAATTGCGAATCTACACCTATTTCCTTTTTCAATTGGCCTACCAATTTCAAAGAAGAGTTAGCCTGTCCAATTAGTTTTGCCGCATCTGTAACAAACTCAGAAGATATTCCACCTGCCGCTTCTTTCTGCACTTCTAATTCGTTTAGGTAATTCTGAATCCTAATAACAATATCTTCTGCCGCATCTAAAGTAGAGATAGTTTGTTGTCTATCATTTTCCATGTTTCTTGCTTCTAAAGCATCAAACTCTATATGGTTATCTATGTGATTCATAACTACACCTTCATTCCAATTGTGTCTTACTTCTAAGAACGTAGCACTAAACTCTTCATTCATTATACCTAATTCATAATCCTTCTTGGATTTATGGTCGCACATAGGACAGCCACCATCTAAAACCCACCTAAGAACCTCGATGGCAAAAGCATCATTTTCTCCTTGCAGTCTTTGTTGTATTTCTCTTGCTGTCCTCATCTATATACCCCACTTTTGTTCTTCTTCATCAGTCTCAAGACGTTGTGTGCCGATACGACAAGTAACACCTTTCCTACCACGCCTCTTGACGTTTGGTGCGTATTCTCCATACCATGATTGACCTTCTAAGTTTTCAGTAACCCATCTCTTTGCTGATTGATAATCACCCGACGTAACCATCTTGGAGACTTCTTTCAGCAATACAGATTTCGATATATCCTTCATCCAAAACGTAGTCTTGATTAACTCAAGGTCTGCATCCATCACTCTTCTTCTCATCTCTAGTGATTGATTTAGTATTCCCCTAAGAGTATCATCAAGGGTAATAATTAGTGCTTGCCCACCAACATAATTAGGTTGCATCATATGATAACCTATACATAATCTACGGAATAAATCTGCCTCAAAAGAACGGACATCCGGTCTGTTAATCCATTCTGCTACTTCATCATCAAACAAAACACCTGTCGGTGGATTACGTGTAGCGTATTGTTGTCTAGCCCTAATCCAATCCTTAATCTCAATATTGAGATTAGCCAATTCTACTCTTTCGGGAACTTGCATATTTGCCTGTGCGTGTTGGGCTCTCTTGTAAGCCTGTTCCTTTTCAGGAGACATTTCAATATCAATGATAAAGAATCTTCTATCAAGACCTGATTCTAACTCAAATCTTGCCGGTTGTGTTCCCGCCCAAACTGTATATCTTGTAGTATAATTAACCCATCCGTTTCTCATGGCCTTATTCACTCTACCATTATCTAGGGATGTAAGTAATTGATTTTTCATATCTAGGCTGTGGTCTTTTTTAGACGCATCGGACATACTACTAAACTCTTCAAAGCCTAAGAATCCACCACATAACTCTCTAGCGATTGGTCGTCCTGCTATGTTGCCGTCCTCGTCTACCGAACCAAACATACCTGCTTCTGTAACCGAGTTCGCACCCATCATCGTATTATATCCTTGACCCATATCTGCATTGTTGCTATGGATAAGTCCTGTGCCTTCTGCTAAGAACATAAGAATCATAATACTTTTACCCGAACCTTTAGCACCTCTAAGCATTAGGTGAATCCTTGTATCGGGTAATTGCGACATGGGTGTATAGAAAGGGATATTGTTATGCCGTAAAGGACAATGCTCTATAACGAAATCTCCGGTAGCATATAATGGGCTATCAGGGTCGAAGTCGCATCGGCTACATTTATTCAATGTGTTAAATAAATGCCCACCAATACTACATAGAAATATAGGTATCTTATCTTCTACATCTATGAAGAAGTTTCTTGTAGCAAACTCTTGCGTCTTTTCAAATACGTTAAAATTACTCTCCATACTCATTTCCCCCAAACTCTACCATAGCCCTATCAATACTTAGCGGCTTGGTAAGGTGTTCTAAGTCAGACAATAGAACGGTTAAATACTTTTCCTTCTCATGGTCTACGGTCAATTTATATTTATCTTGAACAAACCATGATAGTGTTTCTTGTGTTTCAGTATTCACAAACGTGTTTCTATCCCTACCACCTATTACAGTTATATTTTCCTTAATAGTATTAGTGCAGAAGTTTTTGAACACCGAACCAAAAGTCCAAACAGGCAACGGCATTACTATATCTTCTTTTAGTGGTTTAAGATGTTGTAACCTAATTGAATCTTCATGCCTACGCTGAATTAACTGAATATCTTCTTCGTGGTTCATGTAGTCAAAGATTCCTATTTGATTCTCATGTATCATGCCGTGAGTAGTAGTAGAAAACTCTTGCATTAGATTTACCGTAAGATAACATAGAGAATGAACACCCTTATTATTTAGTGCTAAAACTATATCTCTAATAATTGGATATGTGTATAACCACGATATAGAAGATTCATCATCACTATGCACAGGGAATGTATGTGTAATTCTAAGAATAAAGAATCTATCACCGTCCATATTTTTCTTTTCAAACAATCTCCATTCAGGAAATACAGGTTCGGGGTAATTATTGAAAGGCTCTACTTGATGCAATCTACTAAAGATTCTAGCGACAGGTTTCTCATCACCTATCAAACCCATGCCTGTAATAAAACTAGCATATCCCTTCTCATTTTGATTAAAGACTATAAGAGTCGTAGGTGTTTTCGATGTATGTTCACCATAAATCTTATTCCATACAATATCTGTATCTCCATAAGTTTCTATTATGTTGGCCTTCATTGTGTCATCTCCTTACTTTTAGCGTAATTCTGTAATACTTTAGGAAACTTACTGATAGGTTTATTTGTCTCTAGCATTTTTTGGTATGCTTCTTCTAATGTCCTTGTTACATACACCTTCATTGGTGTTAGTCTACCTAGAGAATCTCTTTTCATTTCTGAATCATAAGAATCAAACAAGATTCCACCTCTCAAAATTGATGATAACTGTATAGTCGAGTTACCCTTTGCTAGACCCCTGTATCTCCTATAAGTAGATGGTTCATCTTGGTTCTTTGGCCTTTCGTTAAGAACATCATTTATTTCTTGTGCTGTCATACCATCCGGCTTCTCTTTTAGTATATGATACACTTCTTCATGCACCACATAATTTCTTCTCGTATTTCTTGCCATATTTCTTCTCTCCTTTTCTTTCGATTATAAACTTTTAATTCTTTTTTTTATTTCTGCTTTTCGTAAAAAGAATAAAACGCTGTACTGCTCTCCATTTTCTAATTAATTTTATTTCTTCTATAATATAGATGAGAATAATAGTAGTGGGCTTACCAAACATACTATTGAATTAATTAAAGAATTAACAAAACCGCAGTACTGCAAGCCTGTTATTCTTTTTGCGTAATTTAGAATCATAAAAAGAATAAATAATTTTCACGTTCTAACTTATTTTTATCGGAAAACCAAAGGTTAGGGTTGTATTTATTCCACGCCTTTTTACCTTTTGTTTTCGATAAATTACCCAATCTTATTTCATTATCTAGGTTCTCTAAAGTCTGTTTCAAGACCCCATGTAAAACATCGTTGTTTTCCATACATACAAGCCCGTCATTGGTGTGTGCAGGTACAGGCTGTACATACCCACTACCGCACTTAATTCTCACCGCTACGGTATAGTGTCTTGGTAATTGTGTTATCTCTAGTGAGACTGAATAGGCTAGTCCTGAACCGTCATCATTGAGTGTGTCTAATATTATATTTGACGTAAAAATACTACAAAGGACTTTACCCCTCTTAAGATTTCTCATTTCTTTAGTGGCTTTAGTGTTCATTGACAATTTTGGTATATCTTGACTTTTCGCCCACACCACACTAGATAAAGTATCACGACAAGTAGTGAAAAACATATCATCCAATTGTAGTGGTTTCTTTTTCGGTATCTCTAATACGCTTTCCTCATCAGTATCTTCATCACGGCCGTCGGCACAGATGAATGTAATTTCTACATCATCGGCATCATAAATAGCATCATGTATTATTTCTTTTAGCGAAAAACTAGATGGTCTGTGTTCTATACAATTTCTATACATAAAATTAAACTCGGATTTACTCAAAGGTTCTTGGCGGCATGATTCATAACAATAGTCTAATAATTGCTTCAATACTTCTCTCCTAATAATACGGAAATCATTACTCTTATTCTGCAATACTACATCACATTGTTGTATAACGGTTTTACCCCCATCGTTTCTCCTTACGGGCGAAGAATACCACACCGTTAATTCTTTTAACTTAAAAGTATGTGTTATCATTCTTCCCACCCCAAACCATCAGTATGACTAAGCACATCGTCCATGTCTATCGAATGTTGTTGGCTTGCACCACACCTTTCGCATACTACTTCGGCATACAAAGAAAATAATTCTGTGCCGTTTGTGGCTAAGAATGTTCTCCAATCTTGTAAATCACCAACAGGTTTTGAATATACTTTTACCGTTATACTATCGACATATGTATCTTCATGCGGGCATCTTTCTTGTATGTATTGCTCAGACATTTCGCTTCGCATATCAGCGTCTAGTTTTTCCCATGTATGTTCATTCATT